ACTTGCGGCACGGTTACCGCTGAAGACCTTGGATCTTAGGGGGTCGCCCAGACGCATAGGGATGGCGATGGACGGGGAAGTGGAGCGGGTGAAGGGAATTGGGCTTTAGAGTAAGTGGCAGCGGGTTCGATTCCCGGTGCGCCGGCGGTAGGGCTATGCTCGGCCAATATCCGCCAGGACGTTGTGTGCGGCGGACCGCAACTGGATCCAGCGCTTGCCTTCATCGGGAAGGGTCTCGGGGAATTCCTTCACCCGGGAGTGCGCCTCTCGAAGGTCCTCGATCTCGTGCATCACGAGAACGGCCTCAACTGCGGCGCGCAGATAGAGCCACCAGGCGCGATCGGCCGGGCGGAAAGCGAGGAGATCGCGGACGCGATCGAGGGCCATGTGCAAGCGCTCGATCTCGTCCACGATCCGGTCAGCTGGCGGCGGAGAAAGGCAGGCGGGCGATCGAGGCTTTGTAGGCTTCGCGCTGGGCGCGCTCCTGCTCGAGGTCCCACGCCTGTTTGTGTGCGAGCAGCAGATCCGCGAGGTGATCTCCGAGCAGGGCGCCGAGGCGATAGATCAGGTCGCGGGTCACCTCGTGCTTGCCATTGAGCGTGTTGGTCAGGCCGACACGATTGTAGCCGAGCAGCTCGGCCGCGGCCTTGGCGTTGAGACCCCACTCGGGGAGCACCACGGTTTTGATGAATTCGCCCGGCGAGATCGACAGCGGCGGCAGTTCGCCGACCTGCATGTCGGCGGGATCGGTGATCTTGAATTCGGACTTGGGCTGCTTGGCCATGAGACATTTCTCCACCCTAGCTGTGTAGCGCGACACCTTACACATAGCAAGGAAAAAGTAGCGTGCCGCTATACTTTTTAGCGGGAACTGGCGGATTTCGGGGCATCGCCGGTGGCGAGTTCGACCACGGCGGCTAGCCGCGCCTTGACCTCTACGGTGACGCCGCGCCCGTTCGGATTGGGGGAGAGGGTGATGCGGTCGATCAGTTCGCGCAGGACGGGGATTGCCGCCTCGCGGGCGACGGGATCTGCCAGCGCGGTGTGCAGATCGGCCACCTGCCTGCGGTAATCCTCGGCAATGGCGGGGTGCAGGGCGATGACGCGCAGCGCGTCGACCTCGGCCAGCTGGGCGGCGATGCGGTCGCGCTCGATGCGAGCCGCGCGCAGGGCGTCGCGCAGCTCGGCGAATTCGCTGCCGCCTTCGGCGATCACCTGCACCAAGCGTTCGACCTTGGCCGATGCGCCCGCGAGCTGGCGCTCAAGCGTGGCGCGGCGCTGGCGGGCTGAACGCGCGCGGCGGGTGTATTCCTCGTGATACTCGCGCACGTAGGTTGCGACGACATCGGGATCCAGCAGGTGCTGCTGCACGCCGGCGAGCGTCTCGCGCTCGTAGCTCTCGGTGCTGATCGTGCGGTTGTTGGTGCAGGTGCCGCCGTCGCGCCGCGCGCCGCAGGACCAGAAGCGGCCGGTGCTGATGTTCCACTGCCCGCCGCAGGTGCCGCAGCGACCGAGGCCGGAGAGGATGTGTCGCGGGCGGCGCGCCTTGACCGGGGCGGCTGCGGTGCGATTGCGTTCAAGCTCGGCCTGCACCGCTTCCCACAGGACGTCGTCGACGATGCGCAGTGCGGGCACGGCCTCGATAATCCAAGCGCTTTCGGGATTGGGGCGGATGCGGGTGGTGCGGGTGACCGGCTCGATCACCTTGCTGGTGCGGTTGTGCACCAGCTCGCCGATGTAGATCCGATTCGAGAGCATGCCGTTGCCGCGTGTGCGATCGGGACGGATGGTGCTGGCGCGCCAGCTGCTGCCGCGCGGACCGGGCACCCCTTCGGCGTTGAGCTGGCGGGCGATAGCGACCGGGCTTCTGCCGGTAGCGTATTCGGTGAAGATGCGGCGGACGATCGTGGCCTGCGCCTCATCGATCTCGCGCAGGCCGCGCACGGCCCTGCCCCCTTCGTCGATCCGATTGGCGAGGCGGTAGCCATAGGCGAGCCCTGCCGGGCTGCGGCCCTGCCGAACGGTGCCCGCCTGCCCGCGCTTGATATTGTGGCGCAGTTCGACCCGCTGCTGTTCATCGAGCAGGCCCTTGATCGCTCCCTTGAAGCTGTCGATCTCGCCGTCGCCGAGGGTGAAGAGGCGCGCGCCGTGGAAGTTCAAGCGTTCGCGCAGGTGGTGCGCGTCGCCCTGGTTGCGGGCGAGCCTGCTGGTGGTGTCGATCAGCACCTGATCGATATCGCCCTGCTCGACCCGTGCGAGCATCGCGGCGAGGCCGGGGCGCTGGCTTTCATCGGTGCCTGCGCCGCCGCCGATCGCGTAATCGGTGAAGACGTCGATCACGGGCCAGCCTTCGGCGCTGGCGCGGTCCCTGCACACACCGATCTGCTGGTCGATCGACCGGCTATTCTGCAGCTGGCTGGAATATCGGGCGTAGATCAGGGTTCGCATCGGTCGATTCGCTTTCCCGCAAGCGGGCTATGTCCCGCGCCACGGCCGCGCGCGCAAGCACCTTCGCGAGTTCGAAGATGGCAGGGGGCGGCGCGCGCCTCACGGCAGGGCCTTCCTGACCGCGTAGCGCGAGACGATGTGCTGCTCTCCATCCTCGAATTCGATGCGGCAGCTGTTCATGGTGCCGCGCGCAAGGATGCGGCAGCGCTGCCCCTTGCGGTGGGGCAGCGTCGAGCGCCAGTACCAGATGCGATCGAAGTCCGGCATCAGGCGCGCCCGGGGAATCCGTTGTGTTCGACGCCGTCGAGCAGGCGGCCGGCGCGCTTCTTGCCTACACGAAGTGTCTGGGCCCAGAAGGCGGAGCCGTGCTTGTCGTCGTCGCGATACATCGGCTTGTGATCGGCTTCGGTGCAGTCGAACTTCGAACGCCCGTCAAGCGAGACCCATCCGATATTTTGCCTAGGCACGGGAATGAGATCAGCGCGGAGCGGGCAGCATTCACCCCATTGCTTGAAGAAGAAGGGGACGTCGGTGGCGGCGCATTGGTCGCGGAGCGAGCGGGCCCAGTCGGGGTGCATCGGGGGGGCGCCCTTGCCGCTCTCGCCGCCTGCCACAAGCCAATCGATGGCCGCGGTCAAATCATTGGCGTCCCGCGCCCACATAGCATCGCTGATGTTGACCGGGCCGAGCAGCGGTTCGGCGCTGATCCAGCGGATGGCGGCGGGGGTGGCGAGCAGATCGGGGATGCGTTCGTCGGCGCGCAGCTGGTCCTCGGCGCTGACCCCGAGCCAAACGTTTGGCAGGGGCCATTGTTTCAAGCCCCAACCGAACTCAGATTGGTGCGCACCCCACAGTGGAACGCGGGCTGCATAGGCATCGGCGCAGCGGGTCTATGTCTCCTCGCCGCGGTGCCAGTAAAAGCGCTCGACCCCGCCGTCCGGCAAGCGGCGCAGCATTGCGTATTCGCGTGCGCCGGTGCCGCGCCCGATGGTGGTGATGGCGGTGCCCGTGGATCCACAGTAGCCCCAGTTTCCCCGGTGACCGGCGGCGCGGAAGACGTCGTTTACAGCGGCGGTGGTGCGGGAAATCTCGGCGTCGTGATCACCCCAAACGCCTGATACATATTCGCGCATCCGCCCGCTGCGCTTCGTCAGGACCTGGAAGGTGTGCTGCGGGCAGAGGGCCATGACGGCGAAGATGCGGTCGAGCATCTCATCCGTGACAAAATCCGCGAACAGATCGGTCATCGAGCAGACGAAAATCTTCTTGCCCTTGCGCCAGCTGAGCGGCTTCACCAGCTGGGCTTCGTCGAGGTAGACCTCGATGTCCTTCCGGTGGCCGGGCTTGTAGGGCAGCTTCGTTCCCATGTTGCAGCGGCCGGAGCGGTTGCGGGTTTCGGAGTAGCAATTCTCGCACCCGGGCGAGGCGTGCTCGCAGTGCCACCCGATCACGGTGGGATCGGAGCGCAGGCGGGCGCGGATCGGGTTCCAGCTTTCGTCGGTCCATTCGATATCGGTCGACATCAGATCATCTCCTCGGGGGTGGGCCAGTTCCAGAGGCCCTGGGCGCCGCGCATCGGGATGGGTTCGGGCCATGCTTCGATTTCGAGCATCGGCCAGCCCCAGTTGGCGTGCTGATCGCGGTCGCTGTCGTTGGCGCGCGGGACGCCGAATTCCTCGGCGATTTCGGTGCCGAGGCGGGGGTCGCCGATGATGGCGGTGCCGAGGCCGGCGGACATGGGAAGCGGGTGGCGATCGGGCATGCCCGCCGCTCTGCCGAGGACGGCAAAAGCGAGCAGAGGCTCAAGGCAGGTTTCCGCAGCAGCAAGCTTTAGATCATCGGATTTGTCCCGATGAGCGAGTATCTTGTAGAGGGCTGCGGCTTCCTCCTGATCAATTTTCCGCGCGGCGGCATGGATCACGATGCGCTGGCCGATGATCGATACGGGCGGGCGCCAGCCCCGGAATTCATAGGGCTTGGCCCCGGCGATGATCAGGCTGGCCCATGGCTGCCAGATTGTGAGAGCCTTCATTGTGCGGTTCCTTCCATTGCTGCCGCGATGCGGCGGCAGGCGGTTTCGAAGTGGGTGGGGTTCTGCTCAATCCCGACGAAGCGCTTGCCGGCCTTCACCGCGGCGACGCCGGTTGAGCCGGTGCCCATGAAGGGATCGCAGATGCTCTCGCCCGCCACGTTGCGGATGATTTTGTCCATGACCGCGTCGGGCTTCACGGTGGCGTGCTCGTAGAGGCTGGTGCGGACCGAGAGCGCCTTCACCACGCGGTGCATGTCGTGGTGATCGCCGACGGGCGCGTAGCCCTTCGACCAGGCGTGGATGAAAGGCTCGGTGTCGGGCAGGTAGTGCTTGTTGCGCATCGGCATGGGGTTCGGCTTTTCCCAGACCAGCAGCGCGAAGCGGTTAAAGCTGCCGCCGATGAAGGGCAGCAATTGGGGGAGCTGGTCGTTGTGGCAGAAGACGACGGCCGCGCCGCAGAGCAGCGGGTTGATGATGCGGTGATCGAAGCCTTGGTCGAGCCCTTCCTCAACGATCTGGTTGCTGCCCGGGCGGGTCGAGCGGAAGTGCCCGCCGCCGCGGTTGTCGAAGAGGTAGGGCGGATCCATGACGTCGGCGTCGAACCAACCCAGCAGGGGGCGGATGGCGTAGGCATCGCCGCAATAAAGGGTGACGCGGTTGCCGATCGTGACTACGTGGCGTTCCGAGCCGGGGCGCGCGGGGTCGAGGCCGATGATCATCGTTCGCCCGCCGCCTTATGCTCGCCGATGATCGCGCGGGCGGCAGCCTCGGTGATCTTCGTGGGCTTGCTCGATGCGGCAAGGAATCGCTGGAAGCCATCCTTGCCGGTGAAGTACCCAGCTTCCTTGCCCGCCGCGAACACAGCGTAGCGTGCAAGGCTCGCAGTGATGCCGACAGCTACCTGCGCATCGAACCCATCAACAGGGACCAGCCAGTATTGCTTCGCGCTCATGCCTCACCGCCCTTCGCGGCCGCGCGGCGCTTGGCCTTGGCGGTGTGCTTGAGCTTGGCGGTGGCGAGCACCAGCGGCTTCAGCTCATCCGGGGCGTGATCGTAAGGCATCGTCCAGCGACCACTGAGGCGCGGCAGCAGGGCGCGGGGGATGCACATCCAGTTCGAGGGATCGGAGTTCTGGCGGTTGCCGTCACGCGACTTCAGGCAATGCCCGGCCGGGACGGGGCCGTTCTTCTGTTCCCAGAGGTACTTGTGTTTGAGCACGAAGCGGTGCTCGAACCCCGTGTGTGGGTTGGTCTCGGGCACGCAAAGGTAGACGTACCCATCTTTCGAGGACACGTATTCATCGCCCGGCTTCTTGGTGTTGCGGGGACGCTGCCCCTTCTTGAACCGGGTGCGCGCCGAGTTGGCGTTGAAGGGCATCTTCTTGCCCTTGTTCGCCGGCGTCTGCCCCTTGACGAAGCACCCGGTGCGCCCGGTCTTCCAGCCCTTGCGCTTGCAGAGCGCCTTGATGTTGTCGAAGCTGACATCGCTCCTGCCGAAGTGCGCGACGAACGCCGCGTGGAGATCCCGCCGCGGCAGATCGGCGCGCGCTTCGAGCCAGCTCAGCTCTTCGGGTCGGTACCGGAGCGATCGTCCTTTGCCGGGCCCGGCAGCGCCGTTGCCTGCTCGGTCCCGCTGATCGCCGGCAGCATCTTGGCGAAGCGGTCGCCGTGGTTGGCGATCAGCTGCGCGGCCTTCAGCTGGGTGTTGGCGATCTCCAAGATCTGATCCGAAAGGTCGACGATCGCGTCGGCGCGCTGGCATTCCTGCTCGATCTGCTCGGCGGTGAGCCCCTCTTCCGAGAGCCGTTCGAGCTGGGCGAAGAGGTGATTGTTCAGATCCGGAAGCTTGTTCTTCATGTGCGGTCTCCTTTGCGAGTTGGCGGCGGACGGACGCCCGGTAGTGGGCGCCACGTGAGGTGACGGGCGAGCGGGTCATTGGCGCGCGCTCCCGAAATTAAGTTCGAGGATGAGGCCGAGCCATTCGACGGCGATCGAGCGGCCAAGGTAATCGTGCAGGCCGTCTTCCTGGCCAGCCCAGCGGGCGATGCTGATGCGGGGGATCATAGCCCTGCCCTCCCAACGCTGAATTCGGCGACGAAGCCGAGCCACTGGATGGTGATGGCCTGCACGAAGCTGGCCTTGCCGCCGCGTATGGTGAGCACCCGGGCCTTGCTGATGCGGGGGATCATGCGAGTTCGATCCTTGCGTTGCGGTAGTCGGCGCAGCCTGCCTGCTGCGCGGCGAGGTCGAGGGCGTCGGCATAGGCAATGCCGTCCCGTCGCTTCAGCTGCTTGGCCAAGCGCTTGACGCCTTCGAGGGTGCGGGGTTGGAGCTGGTCGAGGTCGGTCATCGCTCACCTGCAGCGCGAAGAGCGGACAGGACGGTTTCGGTCTGTCCTTCGGTGATGGCCTGCATCATGGCGTCGAAGTCGCCTTCGTCGCGGGCGACCACGATCCTGCACATGACCTCTCTGAGGCGCGTGCACTCGGCATCGAGCACTTCCTCTCGTGATGGCTTTCCGATGCGGGGGCGCGGGATCAATGGTGCACCGTTCATGCCGCACCTTCCTTGCTGACCGCGGCCTTCACAGCATCGCGATCAAGCCAGAGGATGATGCCGAGCTTCTCGGTGCCGTTGCTGGGGTGCAAGCGCATGCCGGTGGCGAAGGTGATAGTGGTCCCCTTCTTGTGGCTGTAGTCGGCAGCGGCGAGGCACTGATCGAGGTTCTGAAACTCGACGTTGTCGTCGCCGATGGCGAGGATGAGTTCGGACATCTTCATGATGCACGGCCCTCCAACGCGTCGCGCATATCGACGGACTCGGCGTCCGATCCCGGCTCGGCTTCCGGCATGCGTGCCGCTGGCTGGGGCTGGTAGGGCTCGCCACAGAAGGGGCAGTAGGTCGGGACCGCGATGGCGGGGCCCTTTCGCACCCTCTTCTCGACTTTCTCGGTTACGATGGTCGGCAGGGTGAAGGTGCTCCCGTCCTTCCTCCACCCGATCGTCAGTCCAAGCTTGGTGTTATAGTCTGCCAACTTGGTGTTGAATTCATCGATACAATTACAGGGCATTGCGGGTTACTCCTGCCGAAGGGTGTTGATGGTGGTGATCGCCATGGCGGCGGCGAGTTCGAGGTGGCGGATCGCCTTGTCGCGATCGGCGCCGGCGTTGCGCAGCTCGAGCAGCGCATCGAGGGTCAGGTTGAGAGCCTCTTCACACAGCCCCTCGCCCTGCCTGTGAGCCGGGACGAAGCGGGTGATTTGCTTTTCGACCAGCGCGGCGCGCGCGGTGATCACACCGCGGAACGCCTCGGCATCCTCGGCGAAGACCCGCACGTGATCGATATCGAGCGTCATGGCGGCATGGCTGCCGATGCGCAGGGTAGGGAGCGGGCGCGTCATGCCCGTTCCTCCGCTTCCTTGGCCTCTACGGCAGCGATCGCGGCGTCTCGCGCTTCGCGGTACCGCCGGATCGCATCGATGCGCGCCTCGCCACCAAGCTCGCGCCCTCGCGCGTCGGCGTAGGTCTCAAAGACCGCCCGGTTGAGAGGCTTCGGCACGCGCCGCCAGTGCGGCCAGCACATGAGCTGATTGGGCTTCGCGTGCGCCGTGCATCCCTTGACGGGACAGGGGTTGCCCTTCGCCGCGCTCATGCTGCCCTCCGCACGCCGGCGTCGAGTCCGAGCATCCTGAAAGCGGCAAGGAAGGCGTCCTGCGCTTCGTCCGGGTGCCAGGCGCGGGTGATCCGGTGGTGAGCGAGTTCCTGGCTCTCGATGTCGGCCACCACCGGCCACGGGTCCGTGATCCCCAGCAGGTCGCGCTTCTCGATCGCCAGCGCGATCAGATCGGCGCGCTTGACCTGCTGGTGGCGATTGGCGGTCCATTCGATTCCGAACCGCCGCGCGATGCGGGTTTCGAGCACCGCTTCGACCCGGCGGTAATCGGGCAGCAGGATCTTCAGCGGGCGGGTGATGTCGTGGATGAAGGCCTCGGCCGCGTCGTGCATGAGCCCGCATCGCAGCAGCTGCTCGCCGCGCGCGCCGCCCAGAGTGCGGGCCAAGGGGCGCAGGATCTCCATGACCAGCACCGAGTGCTGGGCGATGGTGTAGAACTGCGGGGTCTGGCCGCTGAAGCGCCCCTGCCGCAGCCCCGCCGCGATATCGATCGGCTCGATCACGCTGCAGTCCGGGTCGGACAGGTCGAGATAGGATCCCGAGCGCAGCAGGATGGCATAGGGCGAGCGTGCGGATGCTGCCGCGATCGGCGGGGCGCAGCCACCAGCTTCGACCATTTCAGGCCGTGTCGAGCACGGGCCGCACAGCGTGGCGCTGGCGCAGTCGTCACAGATCGGCTTGCCTTCGACGATCAGCCAGCCCGGGGGCGCAGCGGGGACGCTCGACCGGTGCTGCCGGCCACACACGCATTCATGCAGATACTGCTCAGACATTGGACGAACTCCCTTCAGTTGCCGCCGAAAATGGCGAAGGCCGCGGCCACGAAGGACGCGGTGACGATCAGCCCGATGAGGGCGTGTTCGAGGTGCAGGCGCTGCCGCCCGGCCAGCAGGCGCGGATCGCAGCGGGGGCAGCTGCAGTCGGCCGGATGGATCGGCTGCGGGCGATCGAGGTCACGCATGGGCAGGTTCCCCTTTGCTGGCGCGGGCCTCCGCCCGCAGTTCATGAGTGAGCCGGGCCATGGCGAGCGTTCGTCGCCCGGGTTCGAGGTGCCAGCGCAGGGCGATCACGCGCTGCGCCTGGTCTTCGAGCTGTTCGGAAAAGCCGCCGTGCTCGGCCGCGAAGATGGCAAGCCGCAGGATCGCCGCATCGAGCGCGTCGCGGCGGTCCTGTTCGGTGGCAGGGCTGGCAGGCTCGCCCTCCCCATCGCAGATGAATTCCCAGTCCCGCACCAGATCGCCGAAGGCGCGCAATTCCCGGGCTGCTTCTTCGGAAGCGAGTTCCCCGGCGGAGACCCGCTTGGGCAGGCTTTCCCGGCGGCTCGCCAGCATCGCTTCCGCCATGCGGCGCAGGTCACCGAAATCGCGCCAGGCCGGGGGCGGTTCGGGCAGCACGATGGCGGGGCGACCCTCGGCCGGCCAGCGCCGTTCGCCGGGGCCGACCCTGTCGTCGACGGCAGGTGAGGACCAGCGCCCCGTCGGACGGGATGCAAGAGCGTTCATGGTTGGAATTCCTGTTCGACAGGCCGCTGGAACACGAAGCACCACTGCGGGCTGCCCTTGGGCGGATTGACCTTGCGGTAGGCGATGAACTTGCGGGATTTGCTGGTCGGCAGCAGGCGCTTCACGCCGTCGCCCGGGGGGACCAGGTTGGCCTTGCGGCATCGCGCTTCGAAATCGGGCCAGTTGATCGCGACAAGGTTTTCCGCCTTGCGGCTGCGGTTGACGCTGTCGCCCGTGTCCTCGGCGTCCGCTGCCTCGAAGCGCAGCAGGTGTTCGAACTTCTCCCAGAAGTCGGCCACCAGCGGGTGATCCCCGCCTGCCGATTGCTGGCGATCGAGCGCCATGCGATCGACCTCCTCGATGGCTTGTTTCACCCAGTCCTGCTGGCAAGCGGGGAACAGCTTGGGCAGGGTTTCCAGCGCGGCGGCGAGCTGGCTGTGGCATTTGATCGGGCGCGCATTGGTGAGGCCGTCGACGCGCTTTCCCATGTCGCGGTCGTGGTGCTGGAAGCGGTCGAAGAAGAACTTCAGCCAGTCGGCTTCCTGCCGGACGACATGGATCAGCGTGCCGCTGACTTCCTCCATCGGCCAGCTTTCCAGCTTCAATGCGGATTCGCGGCTGCCATCGCTCCACAGCGATTTGTCGATTCGCATCGACATGAGCCGTTCGAGGACTGCCGGATCACCGTCGATCCGTTCGTTCTGCATCAGGTAGATCGTGCCGAGGAACGGGGCTTCGTCGGTTTCGAACCCATCGGTCTTCTTGCCGATCGACCGGGCCGAGCGCCCGTTGAACAGCACCAGCAGCTCGTTGTAATCGAACTGCTTGGCGTGGTTTTCCCGGCCCTCGGCGCGCTTGCCCTCGATCAGACCCACCGGCAGGTTGCTGACCTTGGCGAGCGAGCGCGCCAGCGCCGCGCGGGTCGCCTTGTTGGGATCGAAGCCTTCGTATCCGGCGCGGCCGGTCAGCTTCCACAGGAACTCGATGAGGGTGGATTTGCCCGAACCCGGGGGGCCGGTGATCTCAAGGAAGCCCAATGACTTGTGCCGCTTGCGGATCTGCACCGCGAACAGCGACATGACGAAGAAGCTGAGCACGATCAGCCCGCGCGGGCCGAACGCCTGCCAGACATGCGGCAGCCAGTCGAAAGCAATCTGGTCCGGGTCGTACTCGATATCGAGCATCCGCTCGCTGCTGCGCAGCTTGAGCGCGCGTGAGCCGACGTCGAAGTAATCCTCGGCGTTGACCTTGACCGTGCGGCCCTGGTGGACTGCGAGGTCCGGGAACAGCCAGCAGCCGGGGTCTTCGACGTAACCGATCGAACGGATCGGCTCGACCACCTTAAGCCGCCTGGTCTGGTTCTTGATGATCCGGTCGAGCTGTTCGGAAGACCCGGTCCACATGCCCGCGAAGGCCAGCAGCCGCTTCTTGAATTCGGCAGCGTTGGCGCATGCGGACGATGAAAAGCGCGCCTTCACCGGGCGGCTTTCGTAGGGGAAGTCGATCCGCAGGAAGTAGTGGGTTTCGTCCGCCGCTTCGTCCCGTTCACGGTACAGCAGTCGGAAGGCGCAGTTGCAGATCTCGTGATAGTCGATCTTGCGCGAGCCGTCTTCGTCGGTGGTGACCTTGACCCAGAAGATGCGGTTGTCGTGCCGCATGTCGAAACTGGACAAAGCGCGCGCAGCCGTGCTCGCCCGGTCGACGATCAGCTTGGCCTTTTCGTACGGCGTCTCGGCGATCGTGATTGCGCCGTTGTGCAGGTATTCGGCGAGCATCTCGCTACCGAGAGGGGTCTTGTCCGCATCGCCTTTCCAGTCGCGGTGCCGCAGCCAGAGATCGTTCCAGTCGAGCTTGTCACCCTCTCCATCGGGGCGCACCTGGGCGGCGGTGGCTTCCCACCCTTCGCGGCGGGCACGGGCGACGAATTTCCGGGTGTAGCTGACCCCTGCCGGGCCAACGTCGAAAGCAAACACCAGCCTCGGCCGCTTGGTGATCCCCATATCCTGCAAAGTCTGGGCAAGCTGGGCGAGGAATTTGTCCGGCCAGACATTGCAGCTCATCGCCGAGACCGACGCAAGGCTGGCCGATGTCAGGCCGGTGCAATCAAACACACCTTCGGCGATCCAGATATCGTCCGCCCTGGCCAGGGTTTCGAAGGTGGTGCCGTTGGGCATCCAACAATGGCCGGACCAGCTGCCGCCCTTCTTGAAGTGTGCCTTCTTGCCGAACCGCCCGGGCCGATCGATGATGCGTTCCCAGTAGGAATCGCCGATCGGGAAACGCACCGTCGCGCCGGTCTGGCCGGTGTCGAAATCGCGGTAGAGTTCTTGCGAATAGCGACCGTGCAGCAGCGCCAGATCCAGCCCGCGCTCGTGATACAGATAGGCATCGGCAGTGGCGTTGGGGTTTTCGCGGGTCGGTGGCTGGCGCTTCGACCAGTCTTCGAACAGATCGGGCAGCAGGTTGCGGACGGAATCTTCCCACCCGCAGTTGTCGGCCCGGCCGCAGCGCACGATCTTGGGTTCGCTGGCCGCGCAGAAGGCTTCCTTCCGCCCGCACTGAGGGCACTTGCCCTCGCGCAGCCAGCCCTTGGTGTTCTTCTTGAACTGGAACTTGGCCTGCAGGCCCTTAATGATGTCATCCTGCAAGCTCACGGGCGCGGCGTCTCCGTCGGGACCAGCTCGCGGATGCTGTCTTCAAAGTGGCGGTTGGCGCGCTGACGCTCGGCCTCGCGCAGGTTGGCCAGCACGTTGATCCGCGCTGCGATGCGATCGGCATTCTCGCGCGGGGGCAGTTTGCCGACCACGAAGCTGAGGGGAACGCGCCGGTTCCTGCTCGACCAGCTGCGGCGCGCCGTGTCGAACGGGAAGGCGGTGACGTGGCGTTCTTTCACCAGATCGACGCGGCCGACAAAGAAGCGGTCGCCATCGCGGTAAAGCACGCGGTCTCCGGGACGGTAGTCGCTCATGCTGCCGCCCCCGGGACTTCATCCAGCAGCACGATCGAGCGCGACTTGCCGGGGGTGGTGCGAAGCTTGCCCGCATCTTCCAGCTCCTGGACGATGCGCCATGCGACCGACGGGCCATAAAGCCCCGTGCCTTCGGCGATCTCCCGCAAAACGGGTGCCCGCCGGTTTTCAGCGATGTAGCGGGCAATGAAGCCCAGCACCGCGTGCTGCTGAAGCGTCAGGCCGCTCATCGCCACACCGCCAGAAGCAGGTGGCCGATCATCGCGCCGACGGCGAAGAGGGCGGGCGCGGCCCACAGCAGCGGTCGTTCGGGCCGCGGCCGCACGGGCCGGTGGTATCGGATCGGAAAGGTCAAAGCGTCCCCCTTGCGGCAATCGCGGCCGCTTCAATTTGTCGGTGGTGTTGGTGGTCTGCGGTGGCGGGCGTGGCGCCCGATCAGTCGAACAGGCTGTCCTGCCCTTCCGGCCCGTCACGCACGGGCGGGCGCACGTGCACCAGCTCGCTCTTGGGGCAGACAGGCAGGTCGAGATCCGGGCGGTCGATGTTGCCTTCGACCAGCGTGTGAACGAACACGATGTCCGCGCGCCATGTGTGGCCGCAGGCGCTGTCGGTGCAGTGTACGGTCATCTGTGTGACGGTAGGCGTCGGGCGGTCCGAGCGGCGGATCATGCCCGGCGCATCGCACTTAGGGCACCGCACGAAGCAGCCGTCGCCGCCGCGCTTGCCGCCGGGCTGCAGGCGGAAGCGGAGCGGCGCTTCGACCATCGGGCGGGTGAGAGCGGGCGCGCGGTCAGACATCGCCGTCCCCTGAAGAAGATCCAGCTTCCATGGCATTCGCGGGGTTCATGTACTGCCCTTCGGGGCCCCGCTTGCTGCTGCCGCTGCCATGGCTTCGCACCGTCGCTGGTTGGGCGGTGTTGGCAACCCCCGTCGGGGAAGATGAACCGAGCGTGGCCTCGAGCACGCGCAGGAACTGACTGTGCCGGAACGGGGCGCGCGCCGATGCGCGCTTGCTTTCGCTGGCCACGCCGTACAATGCATTCAACTGGGCGAATCCGCGCCCGAGCGATGAGGCAGGTGCAGGCGATGAAGGGTGCGCGTTCATGGTCAGGCGCTCCGGGCCACGTTGCCGGCGAAGCGATCGACGCCTGTGAAGCGGGTGCCGACGTGGCGATCGATCATTTCTTCGCGCGGGTAGATGTCGGGACGCAGATCGTGGCGCGAAACGCCGGTCGCCGCCTCGATGGCCCGCACATATTCAGCAGGGACGCGCTTCGATGATTGCACCCACTTCCACACCGCAGTCGTCGAGACGCCTGCGATACGGGCGATCTCGGCCTGTGAACCGGCCTTGTCGACGGCCAGCTGGAGCGCTTCGAAGGGAGTGGGTTTGTCAACCATATTTGCTTAATGGCAACCTAGGTTGATGCTGTCGACAAGCATTCTTGACTTTGCACCGACAACGGCAGTTGCGAGAACCCGCCGCATGACGGTGGGCGACCGAATCCTTGAGCGCATGAAGGCGGTTGGGCTCAACCAGGCGGAGGTTGCCCGCGCTATCGGCGTTTCGCCGCAGGCCGTGAGTAAGATGGTCAAAGGCGAGACCAATCAACCGCAGCGCCTCTACCAGATTGCTCGCACCCTCAAGACCACCCCAGAATATCTGCTCGGCGAGACAGACGATCCTGCCTCGCGCACCGGAGAACAGAAGCTCACCTGGCACGGCGCGCCCACCGAAGTTCCCGATGGCACGGTGATGATCCCGCAGCTCGACATCGGCTATTCGATGGGCGGCGGATCTGTCTTCGAAGACTACGCCCAGACTGCCTTGATCCCCTTCCCGCGCGAATGGCTTCGCCCGCTGATCGGCGGCACCTTCGGGGATCTGTTCGTTGCCCGGGGCGAAGGTGACAGCATGATGCCCACGATCCTCGACAGTGATATCGTGATCATCGACACGGCGCAGAAGACGATCGTGAAACAGGACCGCCTCTGGTGCCTGTCCTATGGCGAACTGGGGATGATCAAGCGGGTGCGGGTGCAGCCCGATGGCGGCGTGCTGATCATAAGCGACAATCCTGCCGTGGAGAATTACACCGCCTATGACGGCGAGGTCAGCACGATCGGCCGGGTGATCTGGATCGGTCGGCGGGTTTAACAGGGAGAATGAATATGCGGTCGCTTGCAGTTCTGGGATTGTCATTGGTTCTGATGTCGTGCGGTGACGTGCCCGCCGAACCCACTGCGGATGGCTCTCCGGCTGCAGAGGTCGCTGCCGCTCCCGATCCGGCGGATTCATTGACTGCACCACAGAAGAATGCGCGTCGCAGCGCTGAAAATTATCTCAGCTACAAGGGCTTCTCACGTGAAGGCCTGATCGAACAGCTTTCCTCGGACGCGGGCGAAGGCTTCGCAAAGGCCGACGCCATCGCCGCGGTCGACAGTATGACTGTTGATTGGAATGAACAGGCGGCAAAGTCCGCTGAGAACTATCTCAGCTTCAAGGGCTTTTCGTGCAAAGGCCTGATCGAACAGCTTTCATCGAGCGCGGGGGATGGGTTCACAAGGGAGCAGGCGGAGTTTGGGGCGAAGAAAGCCGGAGCCTGTTGATATGAAGCGGAACGTAGTCGTCACCGTCCGCGACTATGAGACCGAAAAGCTCATCGAGGACTTCGAGCTAACAGCGGTGCCGCGCGTGGGTGAGGTCTTCACCTGCGACGAAGGCTCGTTCGAGGTCAGGATCGTCGAGCACTATGCCTGGAACGAACAGACCGAGCTTGCCTTCGGCTCTCCGCTGGTCTGCCTCTGGGTCAGCCCCTACCGGCGGTTTGCCTAAGCGCTCTCCAGCTCCACCCGCTGGCGCAGGCCATTCGAATCGAAGCTGGTCTCCACTGTCTTCACCAGCCAGTTGATCCCGTCGATCAGAGTGTTCCACCCGCTCAGCGTGACCTTCGTATCGGGCTGGATCGCGGGATCCGCGATCGCGAGGTCGAAGCTGAATTCGTACGGCGTGCGCGCGGCGCGGCTAGCGGCCGCTTGCGCCGCCTGCCGCGCCTCGGCCTCTGTGGCATAGACGCGCTTCAGCTTCTTCGGCTCTGGCTTGGTGGTGCGTCCGCCGGTCTGCCCGTCGCCGTTATCGCGCGGGTCAGGCGGGGTGGCGGGGCCATCCACCTTGACCGTGCGGCGGCGGCCGGATCTATCATCATGCCACTGGGCTTCGGCCCCCTTGTAGTTTTCGCGCTGGCCTTCGCGGAAGCTCCACCCGCCGACGTCGCTGCGGCGCAACGTCAACGCGGGCAGAGCCGCGCCGGCGGCGGTTGCCGAGCTGCCGATCGGCAGGAACAGCAGGTAATCATCCTTCCACGTGGCGACCGCATCGTAGCGCTTGCCCAGATCGCGCACGAAGGCCATGTCGCTCTTGCCCTCCTGCTCGATCACCTTGATCTCGCGGTCGGCCAGACCGCCCCCGATGCGGGCAAAGCGGCTGTGGCGCGCTGCGATCTCGCCCAGCACCGTGCCGAGCGTGGTGTTCCGCCAGGTTTTCGTCGCGCGCTTGCGCAGCCTGCCGGTCAGATCGGCGCTGCGGGCGCGGATCGCCATGGTATCCGGCGGGCCGGACAGCTCGATCTCATCGACCGTGAAGCGGCCCTTCTCCACCATGCCGAGCGGAACGTCCGCACCGCTTTCCCAGCCCAGCGCCAGCGACAGCCGCACGCCGGTGCGCGGCACGGCCAGCAGGCCATCGGTGTTCGACAGGGTCAGGTTCAATTCGTCGGCGTCATCCTCGCGCTTCTCGGTCAGCGAGAGGCTGAGCAGCCGGGGATTGATCCGAGCGGCAAGGTTCACACCGTTTTCGGTGAGCAGCTGGATCGCGGCACGCCGGGCGGTCATACGAACCCGCTGCGGTCGACCGTGCCCTGCTGGTCCTGATCATCATCGTCGCGCTCGAGATCGAGCCGGAATCCGATCTTGCGGGGAATCCCGCCGGCCATGACAACGCCGTGATCTTCGTCGAGCCGCACGATCCGGTAATGGCCGAGGATCCGGCCGAGCCCGTCGATCAGCGGGTAATTGTCGCCGGTCGCCGCCATGTCGGCCAGTGTCTCGAGCGCCGAAAAGCTGCCGGCAATCTCGGGGATGATCTGGCCCGAGATCCCGACGTTGTCCGCACCGGGCCCCACAAACTGCGCGGCGGGCCGCGCGCCAAACCTTTCGGCGGTCGCATGCCGCCATTCGCGCGAGCGGGTGAGCGCGTCATAGAGCGCGGTGTCGACGCTGAAGACGAACATGCCCAGCGTCATCAGCTCGCGCGGGGTGGCGGCGGTGCGGGTGGTTTCTTCCCGACTGAGCGCTAGACCCGGCAGGCGTGGCAGGTTCGGAAAACCCGGGATCGGTGGGAGGGAGGCCATTGGTGGAACTCCTAGGCGTCGCTGTAGGAACTGCGCGCTGCACGGGCGGAGAGCTGCTCGATCTTGCGCGCCACCCGTTCGGCCAGCGCGTCGGCGTCCTCGCCGGGCTGCTGGTTGATCGTGATGCTGACCGCAAAGCCGCTGCCACCGCCGCCCGGTCCCGGGCTGACCGCCGCGGCGACCGGCGCCGCCGCGAGCGAGCTGGCTGTAACCATACCGGTGGCCATCCGTCCGGCCGCGCCCAGCACGCCTCTTTCGCCCCGCTTCAGGCCAACGGCCATACCCGCTGCCGTGTCCTCGCCCAGCCCCATGAACACGCGCGATGGCGACTTGATGCCCAGGTAGCTCTTGAAGGCGGCAATCCCGTTCTTGGCCACCTGGATGAGCTTCGCCCCCAGCGCCATCGGGTTGATCGCGAGCAGCAGGCCGTCCATCATCTGCCGCCCAATCTTGGAAAGCCAGGCCGCCGCGCCCTTAAGCAGGTTGGTGACGTAGTTCCACCCGGTCATGAAGGCCGCCTTGATCGTGTCCCAATGGGTGTAGATCAGGTAGCCCGCCACGCCGAGGGCGACGACGATCGCGGTGATGAGCAGCACGATCGGGTTGGCGAGCATCATCGCCCCCGCTCGCATCATGCCACTGCCCAGCGCCATGACGCCGGTGCGCATCATGGCAAAGGCATTGGCCCAGCTGCCGGCATTGCGCAGCACGAAGGCATTGATCCCGGCGAGCGGTTTCATGAACCCGCCGATGGCATACTGCGCCGCCCCCAGCCCCACCTTGAAAACTGCGATCCCGGCCACGGCTTTTATCAGACCGCCAGCCAGTTCGGGATTGGCCTGGGCCCACGCATTGACCTGCTGCAGCACTCCGTTGACGTAGTGCGCCGCCTGCGTGAGTACAGGCAACAGCGTGGTGCCCATGGTGATAGCCACTGATGAAACGCTGCTCATGAACGCAGCCCAGCTGACATTGGCGTCGCGCAGAACGCGCTGCTCGAAGGCCTTGTCGACGGTGCCGCTGGAATTAAGCGCGGCTGCGCGCACCCGGCGATATTCCTCCAGGTTCTGGATGAGCGCGAGGATGCCCTGCCGCGCCTGCATGTCCTCGAATGCGAAGCCCAGCTTCTTCAGGTCGCCGCCGGTCGCCTTCTTGGTGATCAGCGCGATCGCCTCCATCGAGGAGTAGCCCTGCTCCTCCATCTTCTTCATGGCGGCGGGCAGGTCGATGCCGAAGTTCTTCTTGAAGGCGGCGATGGTGCCCGGCGAATTGATCTTCGCGAGCAGGTTCTTGATGTTGTTCCCGGCCTCGTCCGCGTTGCCGGCCGTGTTCATGGCGACCTGTAGGGCGGCTGACAGATCCGCGACCGCAGGTATGCCCTGCTCGCCCAACGCTGCCATCTGCGCGGTCAACGCCGGGAAGTGGCGCGCCATGTCGCGAACCTCGAAGCCACCTTCGTTACCCGCCGCAGCCAGCGTGTCGAATACGATCGCGGCCTGCGAGCTGGCGACCTTGAGGTTGTTGATGCTGGCAAAGGCGGCGTCGGCCGCGTCGGGCAGATCGACCTTGTATGCGGTGGCGAGCTTACCTGCCGGGCCGATGGCCTGCGTCGCTGCATCGAGGTTCATGCCCTTGGCCAACAGGAGGTCGAGTCCGGCACGTATGTCTTCGGGCAGCTGACTGGCGTTGGCGGCCATGGTCGTGATCGACCGGCCGAGGCGGTCGGTCTGCTGGTTGGTGAGCGCGGCCTTTTGCTGGATGTCGACCATCCCGCTGGAAAAATCGCCGGCCTTTTTCACTGCAAGAATGAACGGCGCAGCCAGCGCAGCGCCCTGGATGATGTTATCCTTGCCCTTCTGTTGCAGCGCATCGGCCTTGGCGATCTGTGCCCGGTAGTCCGCCTCGATCGCATAGAGCCTGCGCTTCTCTGCCATCTCGGCATTGGTGCGGGAGATCGCGGCCTCGAGCTCGCGCTCGCGATTAGCGAGTTCGGTGATGTTGCCGGATGCCCCCTCGATCTCGGCGCGCACCCGGCGCAGCTCGCCTTCGAGCTTGCGGCTTTCCCCGCGCAGCGCACCCAGCGACTTCGACCCTTCGCGACCGAGCTTCATGATATTGCGCAGCGCGCCCGACATCTTGTCGACGCCGACAAAGTTCACCAGCAGGGAAAGCTTCTTGCTCATTGCGCCTTACCGTGCGTCCTGTTCCACCACCGCACGGCACGCTCGCGCCACTCGGCCAGCTCATCGATATCGAGCGCCTGCAGTTCGGACAGCGGCCAGTGGAAGATGCCCGCGAGGTCGGTCATCAGGTCTTCGGCCGATGTTCCGCCAGCATCGCCTCGAGCACCTGCTGCTCCGCCCGCGTCATAAAAAAACCCCGGATGGTTCCCGCGATCTCGGTGAGGTCGGCGACATCGAGATTGTCGCATTCGTGCGGCGTCAGCACCGGATCGCTGATGCGCGGGATCAGCTTCAGCACCGAGGTGATATCGGTATTGAGCAGCTCCCCCAGGTTGAGGTTGCGCAGCTCGCCCGCCTTGGGTTTGCGCAGCGAGACGGTTTCGATCACGTGGTCACCGCGGCGGATCGGTTCGGCCAGCGTGACGGTCTCGAACTTGGGGCCGGTCTCGAGTGCGGGGGCGGTTTCAGTGTCAGCCATGCGGGGCGTTCCTTGTGTTGGTCAGCGCTCAAGCAGCGAAGCGGTAGCGCGCAAAAACGCGGGGCAGGTGGGGCGAGACGGCCGGGATCCTTGGAGGGGGGTGACCGTCCCGCCCCTGCCGCCGACCGGCCGCCCCGCACAGCGCCGGCCGACGGGATCAAGTCAGCTTTGCAGCGCGGCCATGATCTCGCCGTAGCGATCGATCCCGTCGACCACGAAGAGCCCGGCAATCATGTCGATTTCCATCTCGACCCGGCCGTTGACCACACGGCGATAGTAGGAGAGCGCCACCTTGTACTCGTGCTCGGTGTCGTCCCCCGGCTTGCCGGTGCCGGTGCCGATCTCGCTGAAGCGCCCGCCGAGGTAGCATTCGACCGTCTCGACCTCGCCCGTGTCATCGCGCTGGTAAGCGCCAACAAGACGCACGCGCACGCCGTCGAGACGGGTGGTGCCGAACTTGCGCATCAGCTCGACCACGTGGCCGCCCATCTTCATGGTGGCTTCCATCGCCTGCAGGCCGAGATCGACCATCACGGGGCCGATCATCCCGCCACCGCGATACTCCTCGGTCGCCAGCGCCATGGCGGGTTCTTCGAACTCCATGATCTGGCCGATGTAGTTCACCCCGTCGACATGGGCGGTGAGGTTCTTCAGTTTCTTCGGGATGCCCATCGAGGGTTAGCTCCTTTGTTGTCCTACCGCTTCGCTACTTGAGGAGTTAGACCAGCTGGTCAGCGAAATCGGCGTAGTAGAAATCGGTGATCACCAGATCGACGTTCGGGTTTTCGAGCGGGGCGACCGGCGTGAACTGGATGCGGAAGCGCGGGCGGCCCGCGGCCAGTTCCTCCGCGCTGTTCTGGTCCGCGTCGAAGAACATCTCTGCGCCCTGGATAACGCCCTGCACCTTGAGCTGCCGGAAGCGGGCATTGCCCGTCTCGAGCAGATCCTTGATCAGGCCGCGGGTGATCGGCTGATCGATGAAGGGGCTGACCACCTGGGCGACGATCTCCTGCAGCGCATGGCTCGTGCGCACCGCGCTCTCGAAGACGAACTCGGGCTTGGTGAGCGGATCGGCGGTGGTGCGGTTGCCCCACAGCCGGAATCCGTTCTGGCGAATGATCGTGGTGATGTCGCCGCCATTGAGCACGCCGGCATCGGTGCTGGCATTGGTGAGGTCGAAGCTGACATCGCGGTCAAGCCCGGTGACGCCGACCAGCGAAACGTTCGAGATGGTCTTGTGCCAGCCCACCGTCTCGTCGATGGCAGCGCGCAGGCCGAGCGCGCGGGCGACGATATCGCCGCTGAAATCGTCGCTGGTGCCCGGCCAGATCAGCATGAGTTCGCGGTGGCCGAAGTTTTCGCGGTAGGTCAGGGCCTCGGCCACGTCGTCACCTTCAGCCGCGGCATAGACGAAGCCGCGCAGCTTCTTGGCGACGGCGACCAGCTCTTCCACCACGACCTGGCTGTCGAGCCCCGGCGCGCCGAGGATCTGCGGCTTCACACCGAGGCGCTGCTCGGCATTGGCGAGGGCCTGCAGGCCGGTGAAGTTCGCGCCATCGGTGGTGCCGATGACATTGGCATCGGTCGCCGCCTGGTCGACGCCTTCGGCCACGCGCACCACCACGACCACCGGGCTCGCCTGATCGCCGATCGCGCGCAGCACCGGGCCGAGCGTGCCGCCTGTGCCTGCCTTGCCCGCCGCGATGTCGACCCCGCCGGTGATCAGGACAGGGACATTGAGCGGGAAGGCTTCGTCGAGCGCATCCGCCGCAGCACCGACGGGCGCGGTCGCGGTGGCGACAATGCCGATCACCGCGAGGCTGACAGCCCCGAGCGAGCGCGGGCCGGAAGCGGATTCGGTAATCGTGAGACCGTGGTGCATGGGCTGTCCTTTGTTGTCCTACCGCCCGCTGGCGCGGGGCGTATCGATGGGGATGGTGAGCGTGGTGAGCGCGTTGGAAGGCGGCAGATCGGTCCGGCGGCCTTCGATGCGCAGCGTCAGGCGGCCGGATGCAGGCTCGCCCGCGAAGGTGACGCGGGTCAGCTGCAGGCGCGGCTCCCAGCGGCGCAGGGCAATTGCGGTCGCCGCCTGCAGCAGCATCCGGATCGCGCCATTGATCGGCTTGTCGATCAGCTCGAACAGCAGCGAGCCATAGTCGCGCCGCATGACCCGGCTGCCGAGCGGGGTGGAAAGGATATCGCCAATCGACTGCGCGAGGTGCGCTTCATCGCCGATCGGCTTTCCGGTGGTGGCGTCCATGCCTTGCATGGAGGGGAGGGAAACGCGCTTCGCGCGCGCAACGCCAGAGGCGGGGCTGGTGGAAGCGGCTTTAACCGATCAGTGGCGTGCATGCCCTCGAGGAGATCGATCATCTCATTGAGGTCTTACGCAGCCCGGCGTGCCAGCAGACGCTGGCGCATGATGTCGTTCTCGGTCATCGGCTGAGATGTGTTTTCGTACGCGGCAGGATCATTCGCATCGGTTGACATCGGCAGGAGGCCGGCCTCGAAATCTTCCGCGCTCATGTTCGATGGACCGCGCAGGTGTGCCGTCTTCAGCGCGTATTCGATCATTTCGATCGCCGCGCTGGTGCGTCCTTCCTTGTGTGCTTTGCGCAGCATGGAATCGAGCCGGACAGCCTCGGCGCTGAAGGGTCCCCAAGTCATGCCAGTGTCCTTTCTCAACCTCGCGATGTCGGGCCGCCGCCGCCTTCCACTGGCGGCGGCACCCTTGCCAGCACCCCAAGCCAACCAGGATGAGGCCGCGCCTGAAATAGCCGAGCCTGCAATGTTGCGCAATCGCGCGACTAGACCGGCTCGCCAGTCTGTGCGCTGCCCGCCTGCACGCCGGTGTGCTTGTGCGATTTCAAGCTGACCCCGTCCGCCACCACGTCCTCAGCCGCGGTCAGCGTTTCGCTCACGGTGACGCTGCCCTCGATCGTCACGTCACCGCGCAGGGTGATCCCGCCGTCGGCGGTGATGTCGACCTTGCCGCCGGCGGGCAGCACGGCCAGCAGCTCGTGCGATTCCGGATCGTAGGTCAGCTTTGCGCCGTCGGCGAATTCGATCATCTCGGCGGCGGTGCTGCCGAGCGGCGGGAAAGAGTCCTGCACCACGGCAGGGATCGCCACAGCTGCGCCAATCTGGCCATCGGGACAGACCAGCAGCACCTGCTCGCCCACACTTGGCGGAGACCACACTCGGGTGAGACCCGCGCGGGGCGTGAGCCAGCGGATCGGGCCTGTCTGTGCCGGGTCCGGATCGTCAGGGTCACCGAACCGCACGATGCACCGCGCCTCGGCCAGATCGACCGAGAGCACGGTGCCGATACGGATCAGGCTCGAAAGGTCGGCGGGGATGTCTTCCTGCGGGGCAGTTCGGAACATGGCCTAGAACAACCCGAGGAACTTCGGCTTTGCGCGCTCGATCGCCGCTCGGTCACGTTCCTCGCAGCGCTTGATGATAGCGCGGGCGGCCTGGGCGCGCTCGAACTCGGTTCGCTTGCCGGCGGTCTGCGCGCCCCCAAAGCCGATCCAGCTTTTCAGCGTGTCGAGCATCGTCTCGCCTTCGCGCGGCGCGGCCGCATCGGGCACGGGGGTTTCCCAGCTGCCATCGAGCAGCTCGGAGCAGCTAGTCTTCGGCGCAAATACCGAAGTCGTTGCACAGCCAGCCAGCGCCAGCAGCATGAGCATCAGAAGCATTGTCCGCATCGTTCACGTCCTTTTGCATGTCGGCCACGGATCGCTCGCGCGCGGCCTCGGTTTCGGCCTGCTGGCCCACGGTGGTGGCAGCATCCTTGCCCGACTGCAGCGCGGCGTCCGCCTGCCCCGTGGCAAGCTTCGCCTCGGTCCGGGCGGCCCCGGTGAGCAGATCGCGGACGAAGAAGAACGCCAGCAACAGGGCGAGCAGCAGCACGCCGGCGAGGATCATCTTTCCCAGCGGGGTAAGCGATCGCAGAAAGGACAAAGGGTTCATGGTTCGTCCCTCCGGTCGTTCTGCCCGGTGAACAGGAAGGCCATCACCAGGCCGATCAGGCCCTGAATCACGATTGCCTGGGCGAGGCTCTTGAACAGGTCGTTCTCCGCAAGCTCGGGCCGGATCATCATCAGGATGAACACGAGAATCACGAGCGCGAAGGCCCCGGCACCGGCAAGGATGCGGGCGGTGGCCATGTTCATCGGAGGCAGCCTCATGACCGAACCGCCTTGGCAAGCTTCTCGTGGTAGCCGTTCTGTGCATAGCCTGCGCCGTTGTAGCCGCGCGCAAAGGCCCGCCAGCTGTCAGGGTTCGTGGAGCCGGCGCGCAGTTCATCGGCCAGCCCATTCACCTTGATGAAAGTCACCAGCGCGCCGAGCTGCGCGGCTTCACCCTTGGCCATGGCAAGCGCGAAGCTTTCGGCACTGGCGTAACCCAGCGCCTTCCAGTGGAAGCCCATGGTCTGGAAAAGACCCCAGCTAGCGCTTTCCAGTGCCACCGATTCGTTGCGCGTCGCAGCATCGGCCATCTGTTCCCAGCGCGCCTGCTGCGAAGCGGGGTAAGGCCTGTCGCGCCACCGAGCGTAAGAAAAGCTGCTGGGGCTCCAGCGGCCATCGGTGCGGCGGTGGAAAATATGGGGTTCGAACAAGATAATCGGGCGACCTTCAGGGCCGAAGCTCTTGCCCCCACTCTCAACCGCGATGACGGCGCGCAGATTGGCCACCGGCGCACCGATCGAGGTCGCTGCGTATTCGATATCGGTGCTGCTGATCTTCGCCGCGCTTTTGTTGACGAAGCGATCGAAAAAGGTTTCGCGCTCGAACCGGCGCGGCGCGACAACGGCATCGGCGCGAGCAACGCCGGCGACATCGAGCGCGGCGTGGATCTTCTCCACGTCATCACCATCGAGCGGTGCGACCTTGCGGGCGGCATCGAAGTGCGGCTTGCGTGGATCAGTCATCGGTTGTCCTTTCCTTCGAGGGCGTCGAGCCGGTTCTCGACCTTTGCCAGACGGTCATCGAGAGACTTGCCCTCCATCGCGGTGAAGCGATCGCCGTTGCTCAGCTGCACTTGCGTTTTCAGCACAGCCACATCGACGCTCATTTGCTGGACGGTAAGTGCCACCCAGGCGAGCAGCCCGAGGATCGCGCCGCCGACAATCTTCTCGACCATGGAAAGCTGCCACCGCTCTTCGCTATCGCTTACGCTCATGGCCGACCTGCCAGAGCGACTTCGAGAATGGCGTTCGTGGGCGCGCCGTCCTCGGCCGCGAGCGCTTCCTCGATCGCGGTGGCGCGCTCGGTGGCGACGAGGTGATTGCTGGCCGCGGCCTCGGTGGCGATTTCGAGTTCGGCCCGGGCGCGTTCGAGATCCTGCTCGGTTGCGCGGAGGGTCTCGCGCATGGTGTCCAGTTCCGAGGCCAGAGCGTCGCGCTCGGTTTCCAGTTCGGCAATGCGTTCCTGATCGGTCATCATGTGTTCCCTCAGACGATGCTCATGGTCGACAGCGCGTCGCGGTTGATCTGCACGAGCTGGTTGGGGTTGAAGCCGCCCCAGGCGAGGTCGACCGGCTCGCCCTGCAGCCACACCATCTTGCTGGCCTTGCCGTCGATCGTGCCGGTGGTGTTGGTAATCGCGGGGGTGCCGTCAGCGTTGAACAGCTGGCGGCGGATCGGGGCGCTGCTCCAGTCAATGAACTCGTCCCAGATGGCGCCGTAACCGCAGCCGCCTATCAGCGGGGTCGAGCCTGTCCGGTCGAAGCCATCGAGAGTCCGCCCGTTAAGAAACGCGCCCGGGGACATATTGCCCAGCGGGATCGCGGTGTCGGTGTAGGTCAGCGTCGCGCCGGTGCCGGTGAATGACAGCGGGTTGTCATTCCAGTTGGCAATCACCGTCCCGGTGGCGAGGTTCGCCGCCCAGGTGAGCCAGCCCCACGTGTTTTGCGGGATCCCCTGACCTCCCTGATTTTGGGAACGACTGGTCGCAAGCAGGATGTTGGTGCCGGCATCGTTGGCGGCCGAGAGCTGGAGACGGTTGGTCAGGGTCGCAGAGTCCCACGTCAACCGCGCGTGCATGATCGCGTTCGATCCGGCCGCGCCCTTCGGCCACGAATAAATGAAGGGAGTGGTGCTGCCGTTAGAAACGTTGATCCATGCGGCTCCGGAGAAGACCTTGCCCGCGTTGGAAAGGGCATTGCCTTCCATGCCGCAGAGCGAAACAGGCGACGGGATGAGCAGCTTCTGCGGCAGCAGTTGGGTCGATGCGCGGCCGACGAAGATGTCGACGATGCCGAGCGATGCGAAGCCGTTGCTGCCGGTCAGGCGGATGACCAGCGTGTAGATCTGGCGCTTGAGCGTGCCCCGGCGCGATCGGCGGATGCGGCCGAATGGATCGATGTCGAAGACGAAGTCGTCATTGCCCGCCACGATCTCCGCCTTGGCGGCCGAGCCGAAGGCGCTGGCGGCGGTGCGGATCGCCACCTGTCCGACCAGTGCGCCGGCCGCGATGTCGAAGGCGCAGCGGAATTCCTGCGGCGGCGCAAAGGGTGCGCCGATGCCGAGCACCGCCCGCAGCCAGTCACCGGTGATCTGCGCGATATCCGCATAACCCCAGCGGGAGTAATGCTTGCCGTCGACGGCAGCCCACGATCCGGCCCCGCTCGCCCCGATCTTGCGCTCCCAGCGAAGGGACGTGCTGTTCCAACCGATCTGCCCGTCATCGGCCGACAGGTCGGCGAACGCTCCCGCATTGGTTAGGAAGGGAGCATTGTTGATGCCGATCAGGTTGGTGCTCTGGCCCTGCTTGGAAAGCGGCGTGCCGTTGGCAGTTCGCACGTTCCAGTAATCCGGCCCGACCCGATCGCTCACAAACCGCATGTACCGGGCGGCATTGATCGCATCGGCGCCATAGGTCGCGATCATGTCGCGATTATGGTGGGTATTATCGGCTCCGCCCTTCATGCCGGGCAGACTGTAATTCGGGCGCAGGCAGAGGATCATCGCCATCTGCTTGCCGCCCGTCTGCAAGGCCTTGATCGCGGCGATGTTCCCCTTGGTGAAACCCGAAAAAGACCAGTCGCGCCGATTGCCAACCAGCGTGTCGAGATCGTTGAGGCCGGTCGAGATCACGAAATGCCGGCCCTTGACCGTGGCCGAGGCGGCCGTGGCACTGGCGAGAGTTTGAGTGCTGGTGGTCCCGCCCGCGCTGTTGTTGTTGATCCCGCCGCCGCCCGTGATCGTCGCGCCCAGCTGCGAGGGGAACGAATAGTTGGTCGGGCTAGTGCTGGTGCCCACGCCCTGGCCGGTGCTGTCCCCCCAGAATTCGATGGTCTCTGCGGTCACCAGATTGGGCCGGGTGATCGCCACCTGCGCGACCTGCGCGAGCAGGTGGTTCGAGAGCTCGAGCGGGATGATCGTGCTGGCGATCGACTGCGCCGCGGCGGTCTCCGACCGGGTCGCCTCGGCCGCGGCAAGCCCGGTCTGGATAGCGCCGGCGGCATTGACCAAGCCTACCTGCGCGGCACCGGCCGCAGCGACCGCATCGGTCGCAGCAGCTGCGGCATCCTCGACCTCGGTGACCTTGTCATCGATGCCGGCAACGGCGGCAACGGCTTCGTCACGGGCCGCAACAGCGGCTGCGGTGGCTGCCGCGACCGTGTCGTCCAGAAACTCACCCAGCGGCAAGCCCCACGTGCCAGCGCCTTGAACAACGGGAATCTTCTCGGCCCCAGTGATCGGGCCAGGGGGCGGATCAAGCTCGGAAATCTTACCCATCAATCGAACTCCGGCCAGAGGGTATGGGTCGAGACAGGGAAGCCAGCGAGATCAGCGACCGGCAGGCTGCGGGCGAGGTCCTCAATCGCGTTGGAGGCCGCGCGCACGGCATCGATGCGGGAGAAGCGGATTGTCCCTGCCTCGCTGGGCTCGCGCAGATCGTTGAGCTGGCGCCAATCCGGGCTGACCGTGCGAATCCGGCGAGAGGCTTCACGACGAATTGCGGCGGCGAGCTGCGCGCGCACGGCATCTGCAGCGGGACGGGTGCGGCGATCAGCGATCGGACGGCCGCGGGCATCTGTGGTGATAGAGCGACCCTCGGACTGCGCATCGAGCAGGGCGCGGTGCCGCGTGTCCGAGATCTCGAAGGCACCTTCAGGGGCGGCGGCTCGGGTAAGAAAGAACGCGGGGCGGCGATCATCGCCCTCCCCGATCATGGCGAAGAAGACGCTCATGCGAGGTTGATCCTTCCGATAGCGATGTAGTTGACCGCGTCCGCGATGTCGTTCGCGTTGAACAGCTGGAAGCCAATCTGGGTGATCGAATTGCGCTGAACGGCGGGGTAATTGTCCTGGCGGTTGGCGTTGGTGTCGCTGGTGCCGTCGGCCACCACCGCGAACGTCTGGGCGAAGGTGACAGGGAAGCTCACGCTGGTGCTTCCGTTCGCGCCCGCGATCGCCAGCCCCCACTGGATGCAAAAGGCGTTGGCCGGATCGGCCAGGGCGAGCGCAATGTAGCCGTTTGCCCCGAAGCTGCGGACGATCGGACCGAAGCCGCCGGGCGTGATGGCGGCATTGTTCGCCGTGCCGGCAATGATCTGCGTGAAGCTGGCAACGGCCACGCTCAGCACCCGGTTGGCCGCAAGCGAGCCGCCGCCTGTGACCAATCCGGATCCCGTGATCGTACGGTTGGTGAGCGCGGTGTCACCCGCCTGACGATCGAGCGCCTCGGCATCGACGTCCGCAATCCGGTTGGCGACTTCCGCCGCGATGGCGGCTATCACCGGCGCAAGGCGCGTCGCCAGTTTGAGCGATGTGACAGCGCGCTCATCATCCGCGCCGGCATCGACTTCGGCCTGGGTGGCCAGCTCGATCACGCCTTCGACCGTTTCGGTGGCCGATCCGAACCCGCCCAGCAGTTCGGCGAGAACGGTGGCAAGCTTGAGCGGGGTGACGAAGCGTTCGTCATCCACGCCTTCGTCGACTTCATCCTGCGTGGCGATCTCGGCCACCCCCTTCACCGTCTCGGTGGCCGGCGGGAAAAGGAAGGTCGCGTCGCCGAACTCGATATCGCCGGCGATGCCATCCTGAAACGCGACATCGAAGGCGAGCTGCAGGTTGAGCACCGAAGCCTTGCTGATGATCGGATCGGCCTGGCTGTAAGCGGCAAACAGCGTGCCGTCCGACAGGTACAGCGCGAAACTGCGCAGATTGTAGATGTCTGGCGACGCGTCCTGCGCGGTCATGTGGATCACGGTTTCGCTGATCGCCGTGCCCGAGATCGCGCCGATCCGCTTGAACTCGCCGGGGAGCGCGATCAGCGTTGGCGCCACGACCACCGCATCCTCCGAAAAGCCGACCTCGGCGATGGTGATCGCATCGGTCGCGCCGCTTTGCGCATCGACCAGCGCATCAAGCCCGGCAGTGGTCAGGGTAAGGGTGAAGCTCATGCGCGGCCCTTCATGCTGCGATCAGGAAGGAGCCGTCGCCATCAAGCAGCGGCTCGCCATCTTCGGTCTGGAGGTAGGTCGACCAGACCGGATCGGTCGCGGCCTCGGTGTCTGCCACGCAATCGATCCGGCCGAAGCCGCCCCAGATCACCGCGCTCACCAGCCCGATCTGGGCCGATGCGTAGATCCGGTAGGACGCGATGACGTGAGCGCGCAGCGGCTTCACGGCCGCGATGTCGCGCAGCAGCGTGCTGATCGTGACTTCGTTGTAATCGATCGTGCTGGTGTTGCGGTCCGGCAGGTCGAGCCGGAACGTGTAGGGTTCGAGGTTGGCGGGATCCTCGAACCATTCGGTCACGTCGATCAGCGGGTCGATCCGGTCGAGCGCACGGCGCAGCGCCGCACGGGTTCCCTTGCGGCGCTGATCATCGATGGCGCTGGCGATCGCGGTACGCTTCTGCTCTTCCGACCAGTCGCTGTCCCAGATGTCGATCGACAGGCCCCAGCCCAGCCATGGCAGCAGCGGCGCGGGGCAGCGAACCGGCGACCAGATATCGCCCACCGGCACCGGCAGCGCGGCCAGCGTTTCGGCCTCGATGCCATCGAAGGCGCGCTCGAACGGCGTGGCGTTGGGGGGCAGAAGGTTCATTCGTCGAAGCCCGCGATGGTGACTTCGACCGCGCCCACGCTGGCGACCTCGGTCTGCTCGATGAAGACATCGGCGACGGGTTCGACCAGATTGACGTTCTGGACCCCGCCGACATGCAGCGCGGCAATGATCGCCGATCGCGAGATATTGCGGCCGAGCCGGCGGTTGCTTGCGAGCAGCGCAGTCAGCGCTGCGTTGGCGGTCTCAAGGATCAGCTGGGCGTCGGGCCCCGGGTAAAGCGTGAGCTGCGCCATCACATCGAAGGCCACCAGCTCGGCCGATTGCACCGTGACCCGATCGGTCAGCGGGCGGACTTCGTCCCCGGCCAGCAGGCTGCGCACGGTTGCGAGCAGTTCGAGCGGAGCCGTGCCGTCGCCCGAGCGCGAGAGTACCGAAACGGTGACCTCTCCCGGGCGCGGACTGACGGCCGATGCGTCGAGCACGTCGCCGTCAGCGGACAGCGCGTGGTAGACATAGGCGCTGGCAGGCCCGGCGACCGAATAGGAATCCGGCACGAGCAGCACCCTGCGGCGCAGATCGTCATCGCTTTCCATTACGGCCGGTGCGCCAGTGATCGGGTCGACAGGGGTGATCTCCTGCCGAGTGACCCCGAACAAAGCGGCCAGGTGATCGAGGTTGCCTCCCAGCGCATAGGCGACCAGCAGGCCTCGCGCCGCGTCGTTGATCCGCTGGCGCAGCACCAGCTCGGCATAGGCCCCGGTTTCGAGCAGCTTGATCGCCGGGTCGCTCTCCACGAAGGCGCTGAATTCGGGGTAGCGGGCAAGGAAATCGGCGCGGCGGCGGGCATAGATGGCTTCGAAGTCGAGCACTTCGATCACGTCGGGCGCAGGCAACCGCGAGAGGTCGATCGCGGTCGAGCTGGCGCTGGTGAAGTTGAGCGGGGTGCTGGCCATGCCGCCACCTGCCTGTCACGCGCGCGCGAATGGAAGAGTGCGGGCGGGTGGAAGAGGCACTCACCGCGGCGGCGCGGCCTTGATCAGGGGTCGATCAGTTCGGCGAGCACGTCGAGCACGATCCCGCGATCGGCATTGTCGAAGCCCAGCAGCTCGCGGGTGGGATAGCGCGTGAAGATCTTCTGCCCTGACGGGGAGCGCCCCACATAGCCACGCCCGCCGAAGTGGTGTTCGGCGGCCACCTTGGCCGCCCCGCCCTGCGGCGCGATCTCTACGCCGTCCCCGCGGGCGATGATCCGAAAGTTTCGTGCCAGGCGCAGCTTGCGGAACATCTTGCCGCCGGCCTTGCGCCTGACCTGCCCGCTGCGATCGATGCGCGCCTTGCGCTTTTCCATGGGCGCGCCTGATGGCTCCACATTGCGGGCGATGCGTGCGAGGTTGGAGCGCCGCAGCGCCTTGCCCAGCTTCAGCGCCGCGCGCCGGCGCTTCGCCGGGGACATGCCTTCGAGAACCTGACCGAGCCAATCTTCCAGACCGGCCAGCGGATCCCCGTCAGACATCGGTGAGCCTCACTTCGGCGAGCGGCGGGATCGGATTGACACCCTCGAAGCCTTCGCCATCCTCGAACAGGGGATCGGGTTCGGCGAGATAGGTCACCGCCCAGCTGCCGTCCGGGTTGGGGGCGACGGAAATGTTCTCGGTAAGGGTGATCGTGAAGACGATATCGGCGGTTTCGTTGTCGAGGATGTCGCTCTCGAACTGAAAGCTGTCGACGTTGGGGGCGAGCAGATCGGGCTGGTTGACCCGCAGCCAGCGCGTGATGGCAAGCGCGATGATGGCGATGTCGGTCTTCGCTTCCTCGATCAGGACCGAGAGCGGGTACTGCAGCGCGAATCCATGGGTGGCCGTACCGCGTGCGCGCACAGCCCCGTTTTCGATCCACAGCTTGAGGCGATCGGGCTCGTGCCGCACCTCCGGCAGGGCGGCGGTCAGCGCGGCGCGGAGGGACTTGAGCTTGCTCATCGGTCTTCGTGTCCTACCGCTTTGCTACTTGAGGACATGACTAATCCCACAGCTTCACGGTCTCGCGGCGCACGGGCGCGGCGGCGGTGGGGGCGGGCGGATCGGGCAGCGTGATGCGCGTGCCGCCTGGCAACAGCGGGCCGAGATCGGCGAGGCCCGGGTTGAGTTCGTAGGCCTGCTCGGCAACCCCGGCGGTCTGGCCAAGGACGCGCCAGCACACCGCATCGAGCGTCTCGCCCTGCTGCGCGACGGCGATCATGTCAGATCAGCTCCACCCGCTGCCGCTGGGCGGCGGTGCGCGCCGCGTCGTCCGCCGCGCCGATCGCGCGCAAATCGGCGACCGCGTCGTGGGCCTTGGTGCGATAGGCCCCGGCGACCTCGCGCTTTTCGGCATTGCGGTCGATCGATTCATCGGTCGCGCTGACGTCGACGTGCATGTCGGCCAGCTCCGCGGCGGCGAAGAAGGTAACGACGCGGTGCCAGATCAGCTCGGCGAGGTTCTTGCCGTTGATCTCTTCTTCGGTGACGTCGGTCAGCTGGGCCGCGCCTTCGAGCACCCGGGCGGTGCGCCAGTCGGAAAGCGCGCGCAGGCCCGAGAGAATGCCACCCTCGATCGCCTGGACAAGCCGGCCTTCGGTAACCGCGCCTTCGCCCAGGCGGATGCCGGCGCGAACCTGCGCGGTCGAGATCGACGGAAACCATGCGTCGGCCGCGACATCGGTTCCGGCCGGGTCGAAGTTGTCGGGCGGTGCGGTCAATCCCGTCATGCTGTCTCACCCCCGGCGAACATGATCACCTCCCTTCCCGTTGCTGGCGCAACGCCGCGCTCAATCAGCGAAGCGGTAGCGCGATCAAAATGTGGGGAGGGTGGGGACGGGATCGGCGATCGGGGAAAGGAAACCCGTCGCCGTCCTGTCCGCCCTCCCCGACGCCGTGGGGCGCGTCGTTGTGCCCTACCGCTCCGCTACTTGAGGGCGGACGGGCACGATCCTTAATCTTCCGCCTTCGGGGCCAGATCGCGCAGCAGCTTTTCGGTGCGCTGGATGTCCTTCACCACCCCGCATTTGGGGTTGAGCTTCTTCGCCCGGTTGAAGTGCTCGAGCGCCTGGGTGGCAAAGGCCGCCGCGCCGCCGGCGGGGCCGGTTTCGTCGCTCGGGTCGAAGCCTTCCGCCTTGGCCAGCCAGCTGCGCCCCAGCGCCTTGTCGAGTTTGGCCTTGGCCTGATCGGGCATGTCGGCCGAGGCGGTGAGCACGTCGAGCTGCACCATGATCTCGTGCGGGACAGCGGCGGGATCCTTGAGCGCGGCTTCGGCGATGTCCTCGCGCAGGAAGCAGGCAACCGAGCGGTTGTAGCGTTCGGGCATGGCGAGGCCGTGCTTCAGCGCGAAGCTGCCGGCGATCATCGCGATGTCGTATTGCTCGCAGTCGACTGCCCAGACCATGCAGGTGAGCAGCACCTCATCCTGCACCGGCCTGTCAGCCTCGATCACGCCAGCCACCCAGGGCCCGAATTCGTTCATGAAGTCGAGCTTCATCGGGATCCGCGCTTCGTGGCTCTCCACGTCCTGCAGCTTGCGCAGGTTGTCGTGGAGCACAGCGCGCAGGACCGCGTATTGCTGCCCTGCAGCGCTGGCGGGATCGGGTTCGGCCAGCGTGGCGGCGGCGAGCGCGCTGGCACCGCCGGCGAGCGCGGCGAGCTTGCGCTGGCGGTTGCGAAGGGCGGGGCTGTAGGACATGCGGTGCCTCCTGAAATCCGGCCTCATGCAGCGAAGCGGTAGGCCTCAATAAGGTCCCCGCGCGATCCGGCGGCGGGGCTGGCGGCTAATGGGGTGCGGGCTTCCAATCCCGCACCGTTCACCGCCTTCGTGTCTGGGCTCTTGCGGCACCGACCCGGATGTCAGACGCCGCCCTCAAAGCCCCTCGGGTATTACGGTGCCGGGCGGTCGGGTGCCTTGCCGATGACGATGTTCTCGACCAGCGAAGCGATCTCGTATTCCTCGACCACGTAGGCTTCATTGACCGATTCATAGTTGGCGACGCGATTGTAGTCGGGTTCGTCGCGCAGCTGGCGGCGGCGGGTTTCCTCCTGCCAGTAGATCGACAGATTGCTGAGCTTGGTGATCAGCAGGGCGTTGGCCGGGAAGCTGCTGACCCGCATCGCCGGCAGGCCGCCGAGCATCTTCTCCGAACGGATGATCCGGTCGGTGGCTTCGACTTCGGTCGCGGTCGCACCGGTCTTCTGGGCGATGTTGAAGTACTTGTCGTCGACCAGATCGTGGCCGACGATCACCACCAGATCGGTATCGCCGCGGTGGGTTTCGTGGATCAGCCGCTTGGCATCGAGCACCAGCGCATCGAGCGAAGAGTAATCCGCCTCCGCGTCGACGGCGTTGTCGAGGCTGGGATCGTACAGCACCGCGCCGGCATCGACGTAGATCGCCTTGAGCGCGGGGTTGTTGCTTCCATCGCTCTTAACGGTCAGCGCGCCGTCGTCCATGACTTGAGCCGGCGCATCGGTGCGGATGTGGTGCAGCCAGCCCTCATTGACGTCTTCGAGGTTCGGGTTAGCGACGATGTCCGTGTCTTCGGCGACTTCGACGCCGTGCCAACCGATGCAGATGCGATCCAGCGCCTGCTGGTGCACGATATCATCGCGGATCAGCGTCTCGAACTCGGGGCGATGGCGCCAGGCATCGAGCTGCGAATACTGACGGCTCCAATCGAAATTGGTCTGAGCACAGAAATAGGTGCTCTTGAGGTTGTTGTTTCCGATGTTGGCAGGGTTGCGGCGCTGACCGCCTGCGGTGTTGACCCGCCCCGCAAGGCGGCGGCCGCACCCGACGCCGAGCTTCTGCCCGGTCTGCTGTGTGACGGGCATCATGTTGATGGCCATCAAGAACTCGCTGGAATCGCGGATGCGGTCTTCGAGGCGCTGCTCGACGACGGGCTCCACGCTGAACTGCGTTGCCACGTCCTCGATCGCCACATTGTTCAGAAGGGCAATCTGCGAAACGTAAGACTTGAAGCGAGCGCGGGTGTCTTTGCGCATGGGCGTGATCCTTGGTTACTGAGGCGGGGCAATGGGTGGGCGTGGCAGAGATGCCCCGCAGGGCGGCGAGATCAGCAGTCGGTTCGGGCGTAGTTTCCATTCTGCCCGGCGCTTTCCGGGCGTGCCCGGTACCCGCTGGGCGGGGTCGTTTCCTCGTGCTGCTGCAGCTTGGCGAGCTTGACCTCGATCGCATCGGTGGTCTCGCGGGTTTCGGTGCGCAGAGCCGTGATCGACTTGTCGATCGAGGTCGCCAGCTCGGTGAAGACGGTGCGCAGGTCATCGGCCGTGAAGGCCTGGGGAGCGGCGGGCGCGGCCGGATCGGTCTTCGGGGCGGGGGGCGTTTCGGTCTTCGGGGCGAAGCGATCGGCGAAGCCGTCGAGAATGCCCTTGAGGCCCGAGAGCAGCCCGGTCGATTCAGGCGTGGCCGCGACGTCGAATTCGAGCAGAGCGGCGTCGGCCTTGTCCTCGCGCGAGTAACGCTGGATGCCCGGCACCGCGGCGGAAAGCTGGCTGGTGAACTGCAGGCGCTCGGTCGCGATCGAGGCCGGGCTGTCGGTCAGCGCGCAGCCCATGAGATAGGCGTAGCCCTTGTCCGCGAAGTTCGGGTGAATTTCGATCGATGGGTAAAGCTTCTGGCCGGCTTCGTTGAGGGCCTTGGCGTCCTCGGTCACATCGAACACGCCGTAGAGTGCGGTGCGCGTTTCGGGCTTGCCGTTGAAGTCGACGGTGATGTCTTCGACTTCCAGGCTGAGCACGTCGCCATAGGCGCGGAACGGACCTTCGCCGCTGATGCCGCGGATGTGCTCGATATTGAGCCGCGCGCTGTAGACCTTGGGGTCATAGCTCTTGGCCATCTGGCGCAGGTGCTCGGCCTCGATCGTGCGGCCGTCGACGGTTGCGCCGGAGGTGGCGAGCAGGAAACGCTTGGTCTTCATGGGTCTGGGGCTCCAGCTGGTGGCTCGTGACGTTGAGCGCACTAAGGCCCCGCCCCGGGCCATTCGCGCAACGGCGCGGGCGGGTGGAAGCGCCATCAACCGCGCAAGCTTCTGGCGCGAATGGCGGGCGAGGGGTGCATGGCAAGGCCATGCACCTGCCCAGAACCGACCTGTCCGAGGATCAAGGCGACGTCCGTGACGCGGGCATGGCCCTGCGGCGCATGGCGCGCTCGCTCTACTGGCGCGGTTGGACGGTGCGGCAGATCGGCGACGAGCTCGAGATCCCGTACCAGACCGTCGCCAGCTGGAAGCGCCGGGACAAGTGGGCGAATGCCGCCCCGGTCGACGTGGTCGAAGACCGGCTCGAAGCCAAGATCGCCACCCTGCTCGACAAGGAACCCTTCACCGAAGGCGACATGAAGCGGGTGGATTTTCTCACCCGCCAGATGGAGCGCATGGCCCGGGTGCGGAAGTACACCGAGACCGGCAAGGAAGGCGACCTCAACCCCAACATCGAGCGCCGGAATGACGACGCGGCCAAGGCCAAGCGGGCCGAAAAGCGCAAGAACTGCCTGACCCGGGAGCAGTACCAGGCGCTGCTCGATGATTTTCACGACTGGTGTTTCGGCCACCAGCTCGAATGCTGGGATCAGCGCAACCAGCGCACGCGGAAGTACCTCAAGGGCCGGCAGATCGGCTTCACGGCCTATTTTGCGCGCGAGGCCTTCGCCAAGATCGCCGAGGCCGTGATCGCCGGGAATCAACCCCGCAACCAGATTTTCGTCTCCGCTTCGAAGCGGCAAGCCATGAAGTTCCGGCGCGAGATCACCAACTGGGTGCAGAAGGTGACCGGCGTCGACCTGCGCGGCGATCCGATCATGCTGGATTTTTCGGGCCTGACAGACGGCGAAGGCGAGCCGCTCAAGATCGATCAAGTGGGCCTTTACCCGCTATCGACCAACCAGAACACAGCACAGGGGGAGAGCGGCGACTTCTACTTCGATGAGTTCTTCTGGACCGTCGGCTTCGAGACGCTGAAGACCGTCGCCGAGGCGATGGCCACGCACAAGATCTACAAGCGCACCTATTTTTCGACCCCGTCGACGAAGACGCACCAAGCCTATGCCTTTTGGTCGGGTGAGGAATGGAATCGAGGCCGCGCGAAGACCAAGCAGCAGCTGTTCGACATTTCCCACAAGCACCTGCGCAACGGGGCTATGATGCCCGACGGCAGCTGGTGCCAGATCGTCACCGTGCACGATGCCGTCGCCAAAGGCATGGGCGACCTGATCGACGTCGAAGAGTTGCGCGCCGAGCGCAGCGAAGACGCTTTCCGCAACCTGTTCGAGTGCGAATTCGTCGACGATGCCGCATCGAGCTTTCCATACCGCCTGCTGCGCGGGGCAATGGTCGACAGCTTTTACAGCTGGCGAGATTTCCACCCCGCTCACGTCGAAGTGCCGGGCCTGCGCCCGTTCGGCGACAGGCCGGTGTGGCTGGGGTACGATCCCAACAAGGCCGGCCGCGACGATGCGGCACTGGCGATCATCGCTCCGCCCGAGCAGGCCGGGGTGGGCAAGTTCCGGATCCTCGACAAGTACAAGCTCAACGGGCTCGACTATCAGGGGCAGGCGGACCGCATCCGCGAGCTGGCCAAGGTCTACAACGTCACCGACATCGCGATCGACGTCACCGGCGGGCACGGGCAGGCGGTCTACGAGATCGTGCGCAAGTGGTTCCCGCAGGCGCGGAAGATCGAATACTCGCTCGCCAGCAAGGCCGCGATGGTGATCAAGGCGCAGAACCTGTTCCGTTCCGGCCGGGTCGAGTTCGAAACGGGTTGGACCGACGTCATGCAGGCCTTCATGGCGATCAAGCCCGCGCTAACCGGCAGCGGCAAGGGTGTGACCTACACCAGCCCCCGCAACGGGGTGATCGGCCATGCCGACATCGCCTGGGCGTGCATGCACGCCTTCTGCAACGAACCCCTCGACGTTGAAGCGCTGGCCACCGGGGCCGGGGCGGGCGTCGCCGTGTTTTCCGACTGAGGACCTTGAACGCCATGACCAGCACCAGCCTGCCCGTGCCTGCCGAGCCCAACGTGGCCACCTTTGCTTTTGGGGATCCCGAGAGCGTGATCGACCGGCGCGAGCTGCCCCAGTACTTCGAGCTGTGGCGCACGACCAACTGGTACCACCCGCCCATGCCGATGACCCGCCTCGCCCAGGTGTTCTGGATGAGCCCGCACCACCGCAGCGCGATCGCGCTGAAGACCAACCTGCTAGTCTCGCACCAGGTGGCGAGCCGTTGGCTCGGAAAGGACGATTTCGAGCGGTTCGCGCTAGACTTCCTGCAGATGGGCAATGGCTACCTCGAACGGGTGCCGAACCTTGCCGGCGGCCTGATGAAGGCGCGCTTCACCCCGGCGCGGCACACCCGGCGCGGGGTCAAACCGGATGAATTCTGGTATGTCGACAACGGGGTCGAGCCCGACCACCGTTTCGAGCCGGGGACGGTCTTCCAGCTGCAGCAGCCTGACGTCGCGCAGGAGATTTACGGGGTGCCCGAATGGCTCTCGGCGCTGCAGTCGGGCCTGCTCAACGAGAACGCCACCCTCTTCCGTCGCCGGTATTATCTCAACGGGGCGCATGCCGGGTTCGTGTTCCACGTGAGCGACACGATCATCAATCAGGAGACGGTCGACCAGCTCACCGAGAAGTTCAAGGCGGCGAAGGGTGTGGGGAACTTCAAGAACCTGTTCCTCTACACCCCGGGAGGGAAGAAGGATGGCGTGCAGATCCTGCCGATCGCGGACGTCGCAGCCAAGGATGAGTTCCTCAACGTGAAGAACGTGAGCCGCGATGATCTGCTGGCTGCGCACCGGGTGCCGCCGCAGCTGATCGGGATCATCCCGCAAAACTCGGCCAGGTTCGGCAGTGTGAGCGAGGCGCTCGACGCGTTCTTCGAGATCGAGATCGTGCCGATCATGCAGCGCATGCTGCGCATGAACGAATGGTTCGGCGTGCCGGTGCTCAGCTTCCGGAACTACGACGCGAGCGACGGCACCCAGATCACGCCGGATGGTGCACGGGTGCCTGCCCAGCAGCAGCGCAGGGCCTGATGACACCCGTCTGACCACCCACTGAGCCCCTTCCAACGCCCTCGGCCCGCCGCCGGGGGCGTTTTTGCGTGCTCGTGGCCCAGAAATGGCCATCCCACACCCTCTGACCCCGCGCGCCGCCGTCGCCCCCACGCCACGCCATCGGCTTTCGGGTCGATAATTATGCAAGCACCCCCTCCCCCGCTGAAATCAGCGGAGGGGTCTATGCGCGGGAAAGACGGTACATCCGGTACATTTGGGCTTTAGGCCACATAGCCCTATGATTTTGAATGATAAAAATATTCCAGTGTTAGTGGAATATCGTGGAATATTTTGAAGTCTCAAATGGTACCCCACTGATTTATATGATCTTTTCAATCTTAGAATATTCCATTGCTTTATAGGTACAATGTTCCATGAATATTCCATAAAAATACCGTTCTAAGGTTCTGATTTTGTGAGGATGTTCCAAAGATACCGTGTTTCCCGCAAACACCCCTCACTTGCAAAAGTGTGGACGGAAATCTGCGAAATTTCGCCGATCCCGCGCTAAACCGGTTACGATCCGTCGATGTGGTGGGGGTGCTGCAGAATGATGCGCGCGGGGGCCGTGTCGGCCGACTTACTCTAAAGGTGGAGCGGGTGAAGGGAATCGAACCCTCGTCGTAAGCTTGGGAAGCTTCTGCTCTACCATTGAGCTACACCCGCATCGCGTGCGGCGCGGCGCT